GCAATCTTCGTCCAAAACTCCTAACAACTCTTCTTTTAAATATACAGAGACAGTGGGAGAAAACATGGAATCGGAACTTGCACTGCTACTACTTTCAGACCTTTCATTAGGTTCTTGTAGTCATTTAACTCCACTTGGAGCTCCAATCACCAGATCTTCAGTGACAGGGCCGTACTGCCTACACATGATGATCATGGAAACCTGCGCTCCCTTCGTAACAAAAAGGTGAAACCTCGGAATCGCCAAGAAATCCACAGTTGGGTGAACCATTTTGGAAAACACCCCAGGGACTTCAAAATCCCACTTATGCTCTTCATTGAGCTTCAAAGAATTGCCCCCAGTACGCAATCCATTCATCCTACCAGCAACTTGGGTCGTGCTTAGACCTGAACCAACTGGAGACCAACCTGCGTAAACTCTCTCAGATGATGCTGAGAAGTTCACTTTGACTTGGATTTTATCCAAGGTCAATCTCGCAAACTTGAACACGCTATCGCCCAGGATCTCGTTGATTGATCCGATGACGTTGACGTCTTTCGAAGTGTTGTCTTCCCAAGTAACATTGAAGATAGCCTCAGAGCCCAACGGAACCGCCTCAAACACCGGTAAACCGGGTGAAGGTAAGTCCTTAATGACACTTTCTTGTGCCATAATTTGTTGGATTCGACCATCGGCAGGTGTACTGCCCCCTCTCAAGGCCTCATGGTCATCATAGTCAAAGTGATCTTCAACATGATATTCTTCCGTTATGGGTACAGGTTCGTAGTAAGTGGGATCTCCCGCTTCATTCTCGACCAAAACCGTCTCAAACTCCGGAGACTTCAATTCGTGAGGCTCAAGCCAACCGTCCAACTCTATTGAATCCACTCGAAATTGTTCCCAGGCCAATCCTACGTTAGTGCGCATGAATTTGCGCAGATTGAAATAGATCCTAGTAAGGACCGAATGCGCCATCATTTGCTCTTCGTTTAGGATATTGTACAGGACCTCTCTCGTGTTGTACACAGTCGCAAAACCAGGTGCATAACCAACCACAGCTTCCTCGACTTTGCCCATCTCTACCATTTTCATAAAGTTGGTATACAAAATCAAGGGATCTTTGATGACCGCTCTTTTGATCAAATAAGAGCAGAAAGTGCCATGATCAGTACTGAACTCGTCTTTCTCTTCCAATGTGTCATGCTCAGCATACAAGGCAAATTGCGGATTTTCGGGAGGCTTGCTGAACAAAAGCAAGTCATCTCCACCCCACATTCCAGGATCCTTCGAACTTAGGTTCAACTGGAACGCTTTTCGCGCAATTCTCGTCATAGTATTTGTCAAGAACGTGAGAATCTCTCCTGACATGGTAGAAACGCCAATTTCTTTACCATTGGCTGTGTTCTCCAATTTGCTCTTTTGATAAAGCTCTATGACCTCCTGAGGTGCTCCGAAATAATGTAACAGACTTTCGGTAACACGAACGCCCCAGCCTTGGACACTTTGCTCATACGCGGTACCGTCACTAGCGTAATAGAACCCACCCGGGTCATTCATCATCACCCAATCAGACATTTCTTGATAAGTCTTCTTCATGTTAATGAACACATGTTTGGGACAATGACGAACAATTTGGGATGCTAAATAACGACCCCATGGTCCTAACGCGAACAACTCTTTGTCACCACGGATCTGAATAGTTTGCGGTGCTTTTCCTGCAATTTTCAGCTTGTCCTGTTGCTTGATAACCACAGTTGGCCTAAAGTCAGTGTCTGCTCTGTTCAAAGACGACTGCTTCAGAGCCTGAGATCGCTCCGCTCTACTCTCATCGAACAACTGCACACTTTGCTCATAAAGAGATTGATCTAGTCCGACAGGTGTGTCAGGCCAGTTCATGTATCTCTTCAAAGCACGGAAACACTCATCCCCGAATTCCAACTGATTGGCGTACTCAACGTAATTTTCTGCATGAGTTTGCTTCCTGATCCTCTGTTCCATTCCGGTACGATACAAAGGAGCATCTTTCGTCCTATGATGATTTGCTAGATTCAACCATTTAGGCAAGAAAAGGGTCGGGTTGTCTTTCCCCTTCGCCTTCAACATGGATTGTAATTTCCTGGTCGCTTCCATGGTGGCCTTTTTCCTAGCGTTGAAAGCCGTAGCCGGATAACGGGAAACCGCCTCCTTGCGTAGTTCAGCCTTCAATTTGCCGACGATAATGCCCGCGTCATACCGCGGTATGTACAGGTCAGGTTTTTGATCAGTGTATTCTCCTCGGCTCTCCAACTCCACTGTGAACCGCTCCTTTCTTTGACTCAACAGATGCTCATTCAAAACTTCCGGATTTTCTGGTGGTACAGTAGTAGCCAACCTAGGCATAGGTATGTTTGGCTCTGGAATATCCGGTTCTTGAACATGCACTGCTGGAATCAGCGTCATGTGTGGCAAGAAAAGATTGGCCCTAGGGTCTTGGTAGGCCGGATCGTCTCTACTCAACATCGTGTGACCTCCTCTCTGGACAATGTCTCTAGGTAAGAAATCTGACCAAAGGCTAGCGGGATACTCGCTCTCAACGAACTTGCGATTGACGCAATATTCTGGTTTGGCTGCCAATACGTATCTCGTGTCGGGTGGCAATATCTTCAAGAGACTTTTAATGTTCACACTGTGCTCCTTCACTATCCTGACAGGTTCGCCGGGTATGTAATAAGGTGCATAATGCATGATCTCTTTCAGAACTATGTTGTCGGCCACCGCTAGAGTTGATTCATATGTCTGATTGAACAAACAGCACCAGATTATGTGTGGGGCTCGAGTACCCAATACGTACAATGTTCTTGCATCCACCCTCATCGCTTCATCGGTCAGCTCCACTATACACACGTCCTCATCATAGCCTTGAGTGCCTACAAAAGTGTCCGCATCTTGTTGTTCAACGGAAAGCTTTACTCTTTTCCTAACGTCGCTCGCAACTGCCAACACCTTATTCTCCCAGGCGTGCGCTATCCACTCTTCCGACTTGTTCGGGAAGAATATGCGCATATCAGCCTCGGTCTCGACTCGTTTCGTGGTGTAATGGAAACCTCCACCCAGCTTCTTGAATACTGGTAAATTGAAGAAATTCCCAACACCTTCGTCGAACCGTAGAGATCCGGTAATGAAAGTCTTGCATCTTGCACCATACATGGCTTCCTCCTTAGGGATGTTAGCATTGTTCAAAGTACACTCCTTAGGGTTGTGCCACGTGCATTGATGCGGGTCAAACAAGAACAAATGTGTTTTAACATGTGGAAACATCGCAGCTTTCAAAGCATGCCATCCAGGGAAGTACATCGCCTCATCGCTCGCCATGACCCAGCCCCAATGACCTTCAGCCATTGCTTTGCTGGTAGTGGTACACATGTAGTTCGGAGATGATTGGCGTAACGGACCTTTCTTGTCCTTGACTCCCAACTTCGTCGCCCACATCTCACGCAAGCCGTTTTTCCCAAGGGCAATGCTAAATGCACGTCCAGAATGCGCTCGGTAGTCTCGCAAACACTCCATGATCCCCGATGTTTTCCCACATCCAGGGTCGCCGCAAATCAAGCCCAAATCCAAGTTAGGTAACTTCATGTTTTTCAGTGACTCCTCCCAGCCTTTGAGAATCGAATGATTCAAGTGATTGCTTCCAATCAAGTCCAATTCCCCTTGAATCATGCAACGAACTGCCATTCTGCCTACTTCAGCCGATGGTTGAATGTTTATCCAGGTGATCATAGGATTTTCTCGCAATTTGCCAATTAGCCACTTAGCCTCACGACTGACTTCGGGTATTGGTCCCAATTCCCGAATTGTCAAGGGTAACTTTTGCTCCAACGCCGTGAAGTGATGATCCGAATACTCAATGCTGAGACTCGCGTTTCCTCTAACTCCATGAACGGTCATAAGGAAAGCTGCCTTCGTCTTAGTAGGCTTTGAGAATACCTTGATTTGTAGGTTATTCGCCAAAGCGAAAGGCGTAATGCAGTCAGTAGTCAAATCATCTGTCTTCAAGCAATCGTGCGGAAAAGCTCGCAACATCGCCAAGAACACCGTTTCCGTAGGCAATCGTGACACAGTAGCCAGTGCCACCACCAAGCAGTCCTGCTTGGGGTAAGATCGCTTTGGATAAATGATCGGCTTGAACGGAGCCTTATCAATCCTCACTCCTATAGTCTTTGGGTACAAACTGTCCCAAAGCTGTGGCCCCGCCAATGTGCGAATAGCGCCACCTAACGCCGGCCAAGGACCCTTAGACATCAACTTGATGAAATCAGCTTCTCTTTCATCCCAAGTCGTCGTCTTTGGCATCTTGAAAGGGATTCCCTCACACCTGCGTCTCGGAAGTGCTGGGCTATTTTGATGAGCATCAATCGCCTCGGAAAGTTCAATCATCCTCCGCAACTGCGTATCTATTGTTTTCTGCACCAACTTGTCTGGCGCTTTAGTCGGCTTTTTCTCAGGCGGCAACTTAACCTCCTCGGAAAACGAACTCGAAATCGAAGCTGCATCAGATGTCGATGCCAAGGTGCTAGTAGATGAAGAAAACTCTCTACTACGACTTTTGTACAAAGACCTCGGCGATGCATCCAATCGCTCCTGCGCTTTGTTGACTTCAGTGCGCAGAGTGGAATAAGTCTTCCTTTTATGGGTTTTGCTGTCTCCTGGAGGAGGTTCTATCACCTCACATTCCGCAGCGTGCCTACGATCACACAGCCTGAAATACAGCAAAGTGTTTTCATGCGTCTGTTTGATAGGCCCGTAGGGACAGCATTGGATCACTTCATCAATGCCGTGCGGGAGGCAATCATCTTCCCACTCCGCTCCGTCGAACTTCTTCTCCTTCTTCCAGTCGTCAATCCCGGATCCTACTAGGGTAGCTTCTGAATCTGACGTAGAGCTCGTGACCGACAAAACATCAGGTTCAGTTCTCGTCGTTGGTTTAGGTTGCAAGGGTGGCAAGAGATTAGGTTCCCAAGCTTGACGGAAAGCTCTCCGTTGAGTGTCCTTGATCTCAGATGGCTTGAGCCAGCGCATATTTCTCCTGTTATAGAAAATTGCGTTGTTTGCTCGTAACACTCCATCCTTACCTAGGGTGACCACTTGATCAACACGATCCATGCCACAGTCAAAAGTATCAGCGAAGAACCGCCGACACGCTTGCCAAAAGGAGGCTTTTGAATCTGGATCTATGTGCCATGAAACTCCGTACTCTCCACCGAACCCGTCCAACTTCATGACAATTGTTGGAATGGTAACCACTCTTCTATCGCCGGAAACTATTTTCCTCATTCGCTCCACGCGCCCAGTAGCACCAGTCCACTTTCGCCATTTGCCTAAGAAGCGTTTTCGAATTTTGTAGTCTAGCATGCCCATAAATGTCTTGTAGTCGCGAGTGAGATCTTCAGAACTAATCTCCCATTTGATGCAGGCATTCATGACTGCGACTATCCAATCCAAATCGCCCACTGGTATGTCATTTTCATTGAGATTCATCATCCTGATCTTTCCAACGAGCATCTCCTTATCCACAGTCTTCTTACCCATCGCTTTGCCATAAGTAACTACAGCCCAGAACAGATTTCTCGGGATCAAGCATAGGTCTTTCGGTTGATCCACAAAAACCCGCGGCACATGCATCATGTCAGGCATGTGAATCGGGATATAATGCGGAACTTCCAAATTGTACCTAGACCAGACTTGAATGTGAGAATTCAACACTGAGTGCACTACACCTCCACGAATCGTGAAACCAGATCTGAGACCGGTGATTTCGCGAGCTAACAAAATCCCCGCGTTAGCGGGTTGCTCGTAACTGCCACCTGTATCCCCTTCTGCTACGTATATGAGGGTGTTTTTATCGGGTTTAGAAAACGTGTAAAGCGCAGGCTGCGGTGACGCAACACTGCTCAAAGACACCAACGGGAAGACATGGGAAATCAGAACTTCCTGAACCGCTCTGTTGTTAGCAAAGAAAGCTCCCAACCACTCAGGGCTACACCACATGCCGGAGTCACTGAAAACTACAGTCGCCGTCTGAATGTCGTTAGGCAAACTAAACACTTCATTCGGAACTGTCTCGGTCCCTGCATAACGGCCTATGTCTTTCAAGTCTACTATGGGATTCACCACGTGAACACTGTGGCGCACTCCGCTTCCAGCCCACGCATTCCTGAAAAGGTCCATATTGGCTGCTCCAGCACTTACAAAAGTCACATCTGATTTTATCATTTTCGGGTAGACCTCGTGAAATTGCTGTCTCCTAATGGCCGCGTGGATCGGGTGTCGATGTGGTACCGCGTTCCTTACCGACCAAGGAATGGCCAAGTCGTTTGCTGCAACTTGATTAACAGCTGGAATCGCATAAGGGCAAATGATGTTCATCTCTGGCAATTGACTCATGACAACCGCTGAGGTTGCGGCATCAATAGCTCGAACAACATCAGGTGATCGATGTGCTGCTAAAGCCTTGTCCATAGGACTAGCTGCCTCTCTGGAAGATCCTACCAACCTTGTTTGGTTAGCTCTAAGCAACTCCTTGAATTCACGTTGCGTGTAGGCACCGGGTACATCATGCTCGCACCACTTCTCTCCGCAATTGTAATTCCAAGCTGAATGAGCCTTGATGACATGAAGATCACCATCTTCTTGCCAGCACCACTCAATGACCACGAAATACTCACCAAAGTCATCGTCGATATCTGAGATTAGATCCGCTAGCTCGGCGGCACACATCTCAAATTGATCGCCTTTGTAAAACCCTGGGATTTTCTTCCAACAGTCACCAGCGCCTTTCACCATCACAGGAACTTCTTCCTGGATTTCGAGTTCACACTCTTCTACAGGAAGGCGCGCAAGCGCAGCATCATCCTCTGCAGACTCCAAATCCTCTTCAGTGGTCTCCTCAACCGACGCAATGATCGAGCGCAAACTGCTGCTCAAATCCAAAGCATCCTTCTCAAAGCTCGCAAACTCTTCCGACATCGAGCGCATCAAGCTGCTCAAATCATCGAAAGTAATCTCATCAACACCGTCGACTAACACTTCATTCAGCTCGTGATCTACTGCTACCTCTTCGAAGTCGCCGAGGCATTCACGACCACCCAAGTAAGGGTAAATATTGGCCTTGTCCAATATCTTGGTCTGATGCGCTTCGTGTTTTCTACCCAAAGGGTCAGCTACAACGTGCCAGAAATTGCCCTTTTCCTGCCTGAAGAAGAAACCTTCTCGAAGATAAGGTAATGAAGCCAGAAACACCGTCAGTGCTTCTCTGTCTGGCCATTTGCCAAGGCAGACTATTGCTTTATCCCAAAATTCGTAGGGCACCATCTTCAACCAACAATATCCAGGTTCTCGTTGCTTCTGCCTCTTACCTCCACGCTTACCACGCTCAGAAAGTACAACCTTCTTGACCTTTTGTTGCACTACAGGAATGTCAGCCGCCACAATAGCAGGCTCAGAACACAAAGTTTCTGAGGCAGCAGTAGTGGAAACAACTGAACAAACCTGTGGTAAGTCAATAGGCTCAACAGTCTTCGCTGTGAGCCGCGGCGGAACGATAACTTGATCCCAAGCGACAACAGCTGGTTCATAATAATAAACCTTCTGTTCCAACTTGGACGCGATCAAGGCTGCGACCATTGAGTCAACAGCTGAATCGGTCAACAACGGCATTTTGTCGAAAGGCCCGCTGGGCAAGAAAATTGGATCAGAATGTCCGAAATTCTTGCGATGGCGGACGTAGTTTGACTTCAAGGTAAGTCTCTCCTTCAAGTCACTAGGGAAATCGATCTTAGGCACTTCACGACTAACAAGCGCTACCATACAACGGCAGTCACATTTGTTAGGCTTCCTCTTGCTCAAACTAACGCGAACGTAATGACTCAGATAAGCATTCTCTTTACTGAGAACCGCACGAGTCCAACTTCTTGTGTACATACACAGTTGCCAGACACTTTGTTTGGTCTCAGAAAGCTTGCCTTTCAAGCCACGCGTAGCGGAAGCGAACAAGTCTTTGCCCACAAAGTCACTCACTGTACGATAACCCTGCTCCCTACAAACAGCTCGAACATCAACGTCCAAATCCTCGAAACCGGAAACCTTCATACAATTCGGCATCCACATTCCTCCTGGATCAGGAGGAAGTCTAGCCGTAGGAACATCGCCGCCTGGTGGCGGGTCGTTCCCACTCATGTTTA